GGGGGCATCACCAAACATACCAGATAAAACCAGTTTATGAGTTTTTGTACCGTCCAGTGTACCAGTTGTTCCAAATCTGTACTTACAGTTTACCATTTTGTCCATAATTTTATTGAGAGAATTTGCCTTGAATAAATGACACTCATCTCCAACAACTACTCCAAACTGATCGAAATAGTCATGTCCCATTTTATAAATTGATTGCCAAGTAGAAATTACAACTTTCTTTTCTGTGTTTTTATCAATACCAGCAGATATTTTATGACAGAATTTTTCGACATTCCATCCATAATCTTTAAAATCTCCATACATCTGATGGACAAGCGACACAGTAGGAACAATGACCAAAATTTTCTTGTCTTTTACTTTCGGGTGCATGTTATAGAACCGTATGAGCGTGTATATGATAAGAGATTTGCCTGAGGCTGTAGGAGACACCAAGAGAGTCCTATTAGTCGTTATAGAGTGGTATATTGCGTCTAGCTGGTAGTCTCTGTAATTGATGCGCTTACCCTGACTATGTGGGTCTATATACTGTACTAATTCTTTTAAATTATCTTTAGAAAATTCTGCATCAGTGATGTCATTTTCAAATACTAATTCATAGTCATTTTTCTTACAGAAATATTCTACATGATTTAGTAGTCCCAAATACAATTTTCTTGTTATTGGATTGAATAATCTTATTTTCCCGTCCCATATTTTATTTTTAAAGGAAGGCATAAATTCTGCGCCAGGCACTTTAAATGTAAAATAATCGACTAACTCTTTCAACATATGAAATTCTGAGGAATCTATTTCAATATACACCTCATTCAATTTTACTGCAAAAAATTTATTCATTAATTGCCCTCTATAAATTTCTTATAATCAATATAATTTTTGATTGTCCATTTTTTCTGATCTATAAGAATATCTAAAGTTTTATCAATGAGTGTTATGATTTGTTTTAATAATAGTAAATTCTTTTTTGACTTGACTATTTCTACATCACTATCTGTCCAGATATGTAAATCTGCTTTCAGAATCTTAGTGCCTTCTACGGCCCAACCTTTTTCTAAGATCTCATCTTCTGAGTACTTACCTGTATAGTATTTTGTTTTTTCTGCAACAACAATTTTATGATCAAGTTCTAAAAATTGATATCTTGTCTGGTAGACCTGTTGATAGGTCATCCACTTTCCAATCAAATTCTGATTGTGTGGTAATTCTTCTTCTAATCTTAAAAAATTGATTTTAATGTCTTTTTCTGACTCTTGCATCATTTCAGCAATTTTCGCAGAGTACTTTTCGTTCATAATTTTCTCACAAAATAAAATATTAACTTATAGTTGTTACTTCATAACTTCTATACATAAAATCGGCGGTACATATTGTCGGTTGAGAACCAGTGTCAGCAACATTTAAAGGAATATCACCAATAGAAATAGGAAAACAATCGAAAAATACAGTTTTTAAAATTGGTTGCGTTTGGTTGTTGTATATCAACATTGTAATATCACATACAACTCTGTCATCGTCTACTCTATTTAATAGATGTGGAAGGACACCATATTGAGTCATATCCGTTGGAAATCCAAGTGATTTGAGCCAGTCATAAAGTTCTTTCCAATTTTTTAATCCTTCATCTACTAAAAATGTAATTGCGAGTGGTGAATATATTAATTTATCGCCAGGTTCTGGTGATTTAATCAGTGGAGTTTCCATAAAGGCCTCTCCCAAAGTAACGCCGGGCAGACTTACAGATTGTACATATTCATTCACTGATGGTGTATATGGTATTGCCAACTGAAATACTTGCGTATTCATAAGGTTGACACTGTGAACTGCTGGGTCCATTACTATCTCCTGATTGCAATACTATTTAGTCATAAAAAAAGGGGGGAATAAATCCCCCCAAAGTTCCTGCATTATTTTTGCAGTATTTTTTATACGTGAATGTTGTCGATACGGAACATTCTGTAATACTGATTACCAGTTGTTGGGAATGCACCAGATGCGGAAGCAGTACGTGCTGCACCAGCGAATGGGTTCTTTACCATGCCATAACGGGTTTTGAAACCGATTTTTGGTTGGAAAGTGTTCTCGCCAACGGCGCGAACCATCTGCATTGGAACGTATGGGCAATAGAACCAACCGGCGTCATAAGGCGAAGAACCTTTATAACCGACCATTGCGAAGTCATATGCACCAGCGGCATCAAAGTATGGGTCGATATATACACGGAATTTTCCGTTAAGAACACCAGCAAATGTAGAACCTGTATCGTCTGCGACAATACCATTGTTATTCATCTGTGGTTCATTCGACAAAACACCTGTCATTGCGAGAGCAGAAGCAACGTCAGCGGAACATACAACAATGTTACCTTTTCCACGGCGTGTTTCTTTTGCAATTACGTTTGCTTCACGTTCAATCTGCATCATCAGACCTTTGTACTTTTCAACAGTCCAACGTCCAGTTGCATCGGTCGCGAGATCGAAAACACCTTTACTAGTTGTTTGCGAAGCTGCACCCAATTTTGCTTGGTCATACAAGTTACGCAGAACTTCGCGGTTGATTTCCGCATTGATTTCTGTCGAAAGAATGGTTGACAATTCTGACTCTGCGTCAAGACCGTGTACTGCTTTCAAGTCTTGCGACAATTCAGTGGTGTACTCGGCTTTCAGTGCGCGTGTTTTTGCAGTTACAGAAACACGTTCAATGCTGAACGACATTTGGTTGAAGTGACCATCGGCAGTCATATTGTTTGCGACACCATTACCAAGACTTTCAGCCTCAGCAGTAGAACCACCAACACCAGTTGTACTAGAAGCAGCAACTTCGATAATACCAACACCAGTACCAGTACCACCAGTACCACCAACACTAGAACCAGCAAATGGGTCTGTACCAGCGTGTGCAGTAGAACCAGCATCACTTTTACCAGAAAATGCGGTGTCTGCTTCGTTATGCAGTGCTTCATTACCAGCCTGACCGGTATAACGCGAGCGCATTGCAAAGATAAGACCAGTTGGTCCGGTCATTGGTTGTACGCCAACAATGTCATATGCCATCAGGTTTGGCATGGTACGACGAATCATCGAAATCATTACTGGATCCGAATAAGTCAAGGCACCAGTTGCAGCAGCAGTAGGTGCAATATTAACTTCGTCCAGTTGACCCATTGGAGTAATGCCCAAAGCAGCATCTTGCTGATTTGCGCGTTCTGTGTTTTCCAGAAGAACAGCAGTTACGTTCTTTCTGTATTTGTCGGCAAAGGCTGGTTGATCAGCGTGATCAAGTACAGGTGCCCACTTTTCAGTCAGATTTTTAATGTAGTTTTCATTTAAATCGTGCATTTTTAATCTCCTTAGTAGATTTTGTTTGTTATCAGTTATTATTTATAAAAATTTAATCTTTAGTTCTATTCAGTGCAGTTGCGTATACTTCCATCATAGTCCTAGGCGATTGAACTTTGTTTTCCTCTTGAACCACTGGTGAATCTTCTACCGAAGTTTCTAATGCACTCTCATCAAGAATTCCGCTTTCCACTTTAGTGTCTGTTGGAAAATAATTATCTCTAATCATTGTGATTTTATTGACCATATCATCTTTGTTATCAAAATCGACACCTTCACTCAAAGTTTTTACTTTTTCAACTTGAGTATCAGTAAGTCCTTCTGTAACATTAATCAAAACGAGTTCCCTTTCAAGTTCACCGATTTTATTAGTTAAATCCATGTTCTTGTCAAATTGCTCATTCAACTCAGATTCTTTTGAATCTAAAGTATCTAGAGCTTCAGTGTAGAGATCCATTTTTTCTTGAGGTACGTCGATATAATTTTCCTCAAAAACATTTTTGATCCCGTTCATAAAGTTTTCCATAATCTCAACTTTGAGTCCTGTTTCGATTGCAAGAGTGTTTTCGGTGACGTATTCTTTTGCAACATATGATAGGTACTCATCAACTTTCTCAGACAATTCTTGTCTAATTTCTGCAACATTTTCTTGTAGCTCTTCTTCGTATCCGGCATAGATATCTTCAATCTTATCATTTACCTTTGCGACTATAGCAGCTTCAAAAATAGTCTTAACTTGTTCTTGGAATTCTTCTGTCAATTCTTGGCCGTTAAGCATTGCATCAATGTCTTCAGAGACATCAATATCATCACTTGTAATTTGGTGATTTGCTGCGGAAGTTTCTTCTTCAGCAATATTTTCTAAATCGTCTAGAAGATCATTATCTTGATCTTCATCATCGACTGCTTCTTCAATGATATCCGAATCATCATCAGAAATTTCATCTTCTGAGATTACTTCTTCAGATGCTTCTTCATCGATCTGAGTATCTGCGTCTACAGCTACTGCATCTTCTTCGACAATATCTTGGTTTTCTAAATCGTTCATTTGCATGTCTCCTAGTGAGTTTAATTTATATTTATTTATAATATTTACAATTTTGACAGGAAATCTTCAAAAAGATCAATTTTCAATTTTTCTGTCTCTATTCTTTTTTTATTATCTAAGGAATATTTATAATGAGAAATTTGACTCTCTTTCATAATTCCGTTATCCCACACCCATTCTTTACCTTCCATGATACCATTCACAAAGGCATCAGGGGCACTAGGATCTGCAACAATGTCGGCTGCTGTGGCAAGATAAAAATCACTTTGCACAACATTAGTTTTGCCTTCTTGTTTTACACTGCCCATACCTCTGGAAGAAACACCAAGCTTGGCACCTTCTTTAATGAGATTTTTAACAATCCCTCCATAAGGAGTCTCTGTCATAATTTTTGCCTTACCGACAAAATTGTCTCCATCCTGTCGGAGTTCCTTAATCATATGAGAAACTCTTTCAAGATTGATAGATGGCCCTTCTGGATGACCTAGTTCGCCAAATGCCCGATTTTGATTGACATACTTTTCGGTATATCTTTTAACTTCTTTGGCGAGTACTTCTGGTGGATATATCCGACCGTTTCTATTTTGAATATTAGACTGTAGAAAAACGCCCTCAATAAAAAGATTATTTCCTTTGGACTCTACAATAATATCTTCGACTACTTCTGTGATAAGTCTCATTATGCAAATCCTCTTCTTTTAGTCATAGATCTTGCACGTTTCATATTTGCCATATTACGTTTGCCTTTGGCCTTACGAGCACCTTTTTTATTTCGTATACTCATTTTTTTCAATTCGGCCGGTGCAATTCTAACTTCTCTGCCATTCTTTACTGTATAACCCGCACCCTTTTTGGAAGAAACTCTTACCCGCTGCTTCTTCCCTTTACGGATCCGGTTTTTCATAACCACGGCTTCGTCAAGATTTTCATCGTGAAATTCTGCAAAAGATAACATTGTTACTCCCCTTTTTTTTAATCTTCTAATTCCGAATCATCATCATCGGGCTCTTCTTCATCTATAACATCTTCATCATTTTCTTCTTCGGAATCTTTCCATACATTATCTTTCATATTATCTATTTCGACTGATATTTTTTGATTTAAAATATCTTGTATGGCTTTACTTACCTCAGTTGATTTGCCCAGTACAGAGTTGTCTACAATGTCTGTATACGGATTATTTATGTTTTCTTCTTCGCTCATATCAATTTCCTTCATTTTTTATCAATATATTAAAAATCTTCTTCTTCAGCCGGTGGTTTAAATACAGGATCTTTTTTCTCGGCCGTTATTTCTTTTTTCATATCATCTATCTCATTTTCAGAGAATTTCAAAATATTCTGCATGACCCATTTTGTAGAATAGTACCTACCTACATAATCTGTCATATTAGATAAAAGATCTACTCTGTCTCTCAACATTTCACTATTTTTAACTTCTGCATAATACGAATCTTGTGTAAAATCAAAAATTAAATTTTGTTGAATATGTTTCCAATCATCTACTGTGATAATTTCTTTAAGAATGAGTTGTTTTTTTAACAAGTCCAAAAATAATTCATTAAATTTACTTCTTAATCTTGTCACAAATCTATTAAACTTCATTTCATCTCTTGAAATTTCTGTAGCTCTTCCTAGTTGCATCCCTGCATCTTGTTCTAGTCTTGAGATAGGGACATTTAATGCTTTATACAGTTTCTTTTGAAAATATATAACGTCATCCATTTCTCCTAGATTAGAACCGCCGGGCAATGTTTCAATTTCTGTACCCCTACCACCTTCACGGCGCGGAAACCAAAAATCTTCTAACATAGACATATGTTTTCTATCGTCTTTAACTTCCCCAGTATTTGCATCATATGCAACTTTATTCTTATACCGATTCATAATGTCACCGATATACTGTTCTGCTTTCATTTTGGGTAAGTTACCTACATCGATATAAAAAACTCTTCTTTCTGGTGCTCGAGTCCATCTGTAAATAACAACAGAATCTTCTACCATTTTGAGTTGATTTAGGGCCTTAATTGCCTTATGTAGATGTCCAATAGAATGATTTTTTCTACTGTCTCTCAAACCAGATGTTATATGTGCTATTGAATCTACTTCAATAGGAATGCCTGACTGTTTATCAGTCCCACCTAGGCCTTTTTCGTTGTATAGATAATACTCTTTTATATTTTTAACTAAAGTTTGTTGATTTTTAATTTCTTTATTGACATGTTTAACTTTTTTGATTAATCTAGGATCAATTTTTCTAAGTTCTTTAATGCCTTCTTTAGTTTTGTTGGGATCTATAATAATGTGATAGAATAATCTGCCATCGACATACCAACTTTTAAAGATATCATATCCAGCTCTATTAAAATTTAAAAGTTCCAGCACAGAATCAAATTCTTCTATAATTTTTTTCTTTACTGGATCTGATAATTTTAGATTTTTTGTTAATAATTTTACAGGATTTTGATCCGATTCATTTACAATTGCCTCAGACACAATATCATCAACTGCAATTTCAACTTCTGGATATATAGACATATCTCTATATCTGTTTATCAGTTCCGAATCACTTTTAGCTGTGTTGTCCAAATTTAATGATGTAGAGTAGAAACTAGAAGATACAGTTAGATTCGCATCGTCATTCGTGCCCTCTGGGGCCACGAATGACTGCAATTCTTTCGTTTCATCTTCAGTTTTTAGTAGGGTAAACCCAAATAATTTCACTTCCATAATGTTTCCCGCCTTTTATTAGGCAGTTATCGGAATTGATTTAACTTTGCCTTCTGAGTCGGCGTTTTCCCACCAATCATAAGCCAAAGTAACTGTAAATTCTTCGATAGCATCATTAGTATCCCAACCAAGATCGATTGCAGAAACTTCTGTTGGAAAAACACCTTGAAAATGATAAGTTTGAATAATATTTCCTCTTTTATCAAAATGTTCAACTCTTGCACTAGACTTATAACTTGTTCCGGCTTGATTACCACCATCCAACGTCAGTACATTGCTCGAATGGGTATTGATAGATGCCATCCATTCTTCCATCATATTGCGAAGTTGCATATCTTCTTTATTGAAACATGTAACAGTCCAAGGTTCAAAGGTGCGGTTTCCCGCAACTCTGACT